CAGTGCGGGATCGAAGGAGACGGTGGATGGCATCGGCGTCGATGCGTTTGGCGCTCCGCTTTTTTACCGCACAATTGAGGACGGCGGCGGCGTTAATGATATTCCCGCCGAGGCCATGCTTCATGTTTTCGAGCCGGAATCGGTCACGGCGATTCGTAATGCCCCGATCATCCAGCATTCCATCAACCATATTCAGGACGAGATGGAACTGATCGCCCTTGAAAAACATGCGGTAAAAGATAACGCCGACATCGCCCGCGTGCTAAAAACCGACCGAGGCGAACTCGGCGAGGACGGCGACTTTTCGCTACCCGCCACGGCTGGCCCACAGGAACCGAGCGACCCGGTGGCGCTTCAGCGGATCGTCGGTGGCAAGCTCGTGGTCTTAAAACCGAACGAAGCGATTGATTCCTTCGAATCCAAACGCCCTTCGCCCACGTTCACTGGCTTTTTGGAACACATCCGCAGGGACGCAGCCCTGGGTGTGCTGCCATTCGAGTTCGCAGCAGACTCTTCGAAGATCGGCGGCGCGGGCGTGCGGCTCGTCGTGGCAAAGGCGGATCGCAGGTTTTCCTACCGGCAATTGATCTTGATCCAGCGTTTCCTGTTGCCGGTTTGGGCATACGTCATCGGCGACGCCGTCGCACGCGGCGAACTCCCAGCGCAACCCGGCTGGCACAAGGTGCGCTGGCAGCGCCCAAAAAAAGTGACCGTAGATTCGGGGCGTGAATCTCAACAGAACCGTGCGGATGTTGAAACGGGTCTGAAAACGCTTTCGGAATCCTACGCCGAACTCGGGCTCGATTTCGAGGAACAGGCAGAAGTCCGTGCGCAGGATGCGCGCATCATGATCGATCTCGCGGCAAAATACGGCGTCCCTTTGGAAATGCTGTACCGCCCAAGCACCGGGGCTGTGGTTTTAACGGACCAATCCGACGAAGTCTCGCCCCTGGCATCCCCGCAGCAGGCGGGAAATTGACATTGAGCCTTCGTCAATGAACTACACAACCCGTCCCACCACTGAGGAAACCGCCGCCGATGCACTGCGGATCGAGGCCGTCACCGCCTGCGTTGGTTTTGATGATCTTCTCGATTGCACCCTGAGCGCCAACCACCCGCATGTAGATACGCTCATCGTGGTCACTTCGCACGACGACAGGGCCACGCATGCCGTGGCTCGCAAGCACGGCGCGATCTGCGTCCAGACCGATCTCTTCCACAAGAACGGTCGGCGCTTTAATAAAGGGGCGGCGTTGAACGCGGGCCTCGCCCGCTGCCAATACGCCGGGTGGCGGCTCCACCTTGACGCCGACATTATGCTTCCCGACAATTTCCGGCGCGTTCTATTCAATCACACGCACCTCGACAGCTCGTGTCTGTATGGGATGGACCGCGTCGACGTGGTCGGGAGGGAAAGTTTCCACGCATTGCGCATGCGGCTTTCCGGCAATCCCCAAGCTTGCGAAAGCTGTTTCATCCATCCCTCGCATGAAGCGCCCATCTCCCCGCGCTACATGGATAATCTGCGCGGTTACATGCCGATTGGTTTTTTCCAGCTTTGGCACGCCAGCGCCGATAAAACCTATCCGCACTCGCTCGGGAGCGCTTCGCACGACGATGTGATGTTCGCCGAACAATGGGCGGCGCAGCATCGGCGGCTGCTTCCCACCGGCGTTTGCTACCACCTCTGCGCTCGCAAGCCGTCGCTGGGTGAGAACTGGGACGGCAAACGACGCCAGCCACGTTTTTGAAAATTTGAGAGTGCGATGCGCAAGCAAAACAAAGCCCTGCGGGTCTTAACAACCCCGCTGATCGCAGACAGGCGAATAGCCAGGGCGGCTGCACTTTCCATTTTACCCCAGCGTAGTTGACACGCCGCCCTCGGCATGACCCTTGCCGAAACGCTGCTTCTCAAAGAACCCTGGTTGATCATACCCGATTCGCTTCGGGCCATGTCAACGGTCGCCCAGACATTTCTGGCGAACCCCCGTGAGTTGCCGCAGCGCGGCCAATCCTCCCTCCTTACCGTCGAGAATGGCGTGGGCGTGGTCGCGATGTCCGGGCCGATGATTCGCAATCCCGATCTCCTCTCGCAGATTCTTTTCAACGCAGTCGATACTGAGGAAATCACCGCTGCCGTTCGGGAAGCCGCCAACCGGCCCGACATTGAGGCGGTGTTCCTCGATATTGATTCGCCCGGCGGCACAGTGACCGGCACCCCGGAGTTGGCACAGGCCGTTGCTGATGCCGGAAAGCAAAAGCCGGTTTATGCGTTCAGCTCCGGGCTGATGTGCTCGGCTGCATATTGGGTGGCGAGCCAAGCGCAGGCCATTTACGTCACCCCGAGCGCCCGGGTCGGCTCCATCGGCGTCATCCAGCCGATCATTGATGACTCCGAGGCGTTCAAGAATGCAGGCTTGAAAGTCGAGGTGTTCGCGGCTGGCAAGTTTAAGAGCATCGGCATGCCCGGCGTCTCGCTCACCGATTCGCAGCGGGAATGCATCCAGTCCAACATTGAGGAAACCGCGCAGGACTTTCACAACGCCGTCCTCGCCCGTGGCCGGAAGATTCCAGCCGAGGCAATGGAAGGCCAGGCGTTCTCGGGCAAACAGGCGCAACGGATGAATCTCGCGGGCGTAGTCCAGGACCGCTCAGAGGCAATGCAGCGGCTCCGTTCGTATCACGTCTCCTTTGCAACGCAGGCGCGCAGAGTTGACACCGTGTCCCTAGCAATGAAACCCATCGAGGATCAATTGCAGGAAGCCCTGGCACGCATCCAGACGCTTGAAACCGACGCGCAAGCCAGCGCCAATCTACTCTCCGAGGCTTCGGGGCAAACCGAGGCTATTCGTAATCAGCTCACCGAGGCGTCGACGCAGACCGATGCTATCCGCACTCAGCTTACCGCGCTCGTTGGTGATCGCGACCGGGGCACTACTGATCTGCTCAGTGCCCAGCAATCCGTCGAGTCGGTCACGGCTCGCAACAAGGAACTGGAGGCGATGGAGCAGGACATCGAAAAGCGCGTGGCACTCCGCTCGGCGCAAGTCGTCTCCGCCACTGGCACGCAGGTCCCTGCCAAGATTTCTCCGGCAGGCGACGCAGCGGCGAACGCTGCTGGCACCACGACCGAGCAGCACATCGCTCACTACAACGGCCTCATCAAACGCAAGCAGCCCAAAGCGGCGGCTGAGTTTTACGAGAAAAACATCCAACCCCTCTTTAACCACTAAGGAATCGCCCCCATGCCTAATAATAACTCCACAGTAAATGCCCCGCTGATTGCCCAGCAGGCGCTCACTACCCTGCTTGCAAAGTTCCCGGTGCTCACCCAGATCGCCACGGACTTCAGCGACCAGTCGGTTAAATTCAACCAGGACATCGTCACCCACATCGTCACGCCCACCGTCGCGCAGGACTTCAATCCCGCTACGGGTTACGTCCCGAGCGATCAGGCGCAGGTAGACGTGAAGGTGAAAATCGACTCGCACGCCTATGCTGGATACGCCATCACGGATGTGGAGCGATCTGCTTCCGTGATTGATCTGAACCAGCGGTACGCCGACAAGGTGGCCTACGCGTTGGGCCGTAAAGTTTCAGACGATCTCTTCGGGCTCATCCTGGCCGCAAACTTCAGCAACGCCACGACGGTTGCCGCGAGTGCGTTCGGACGCAACTCCATCGTGGACATCGCAACGAAGATGAACAAACGCTTCATCCCGGACATGGGACGATTCCTGTTCATCAATTCCGACTACTACAACTCGCTCCAGAAGGATGAGGCACTCTACAAAGCCTACATCGCCCCGCAGGTCGGGAACGTGGTGGTGACCGGGGTGCTGCCCAACATCAACGGGTTCACCGTGGTGGAATACTCGGCCCTACCCGACAACGGCCAGAAGCTCGTGGGGTTCGCAGGCATTCGCGAGGCGCTCATCATGGCGGCGCGCGTGCCCGATGTGCCGGATTACACGGGCGACACCCAGATCAATGTCGTGACCGATGCTCGCACCGGGCTTTCCATCCAGGTGCGCGACCGGTACGACGGGCGGTTCGGACGCCAGGAAGTCAGCTACACGCTGATGTATGGCTTCACGGCAGCCAACAAGCCGATGCTGGAGCGCATCGTGGCCCCGACTGGCCCTTAAATTTGAGGTGAGGTTCAGGTTGCGTGCAAGGCCCTCGCGT